AGGGAAGGCGGCACATTACATAGCTAAACTAGCTGAGGTACAGAGGGATGATTGAAAAGATTAAAGGTTGGTTTTGCCCACCGCATAAGTGTACAAAGTTCAGGCAGTATTATGGGTTGAACTTAAAGATATGCGATGAGTGTAAAAAAGAAAGCCCCTTGTGGGAAGCGAACATAATAAAACATCAGAGGTAGCTATGATAGACGGTTTAGGGCATGATGATAGTGGTGAGAATGAGTGTGATGTGTGTAGCACAGATTTTACTGATGATGAAGGTGGAGTAACAGGATACTTTGGCATATTGCCAGTAGCGTTTTGTCCTGACTGCTTGAGTAGCATGTGTGATATGGTTAGTCAGCTTATGGGTTGGGGTGAGGAAGAAGACGAATGAAAGAGAATGACATACAAAGATTTTGGGCTAAAGTAGATATAAAAGGTGATGACGAGTGCTGGAATTGGACTGCATGTAAAACTAAAAAAGGCTATGGGCAATTTGGTATAGGTAAAGATTGCTTAGTATATGCCCATCGTATATCTGCATACCTAGCTGGAATAGCGGTGTCTCTTAACAGGCTACATACCAATGACCAAGTGTGTCATACATGTGATACCCCTAGTTGTGTAAACCCTAAACATTTGTTCAATGGGACAGCTAAAGATAATGCTAATGATAGAGATATAAAAGGCAGAACAAATAGTGCTAGGGGCACCTCCTCAGGTAATGCTAAATTATCCGCGCAAGATATAGTTAATATCAGAACCGCTTACATTGAAGATGGAATTGCACAGAAAGACTTGGCTATGCAGTATCAAGTTCACCCCGCTCACATATCTAAAATAGTAAACAATAAAAAATGGTCGTGGGTATGAAGGCTCCTAGTTTTTCATATTCTAGTTTATCGCAGTTTATAACTTGCCCAAAAAATTACGAGGCACACAAGGTTTTAAAGTACATACCGTTTACTGACACAGATGCCACACTGTACGGTAAGGATGTCCATTTAGCAGCAGAACACTATATAGGGTCAGGCACCCCGTTGCCTGAGAAGTACAACTATATTAAGGGCTATCTTGATACATTAAATAATATCAAGGGCGATAAGTTCTGTGAGCTTGAACTGGGCATTAAGTTAGAAGGTGGCGAGTATAGCCTATGTGATTTTGAGGCGAAGGACAGATACTGGCGTGGGATTGCTGACTTAGTAATTGTAGACGAGGCGGCAGGTAAGGCGTATATTGTGGATTACAAGACAGGTAAATCTGCCAAGTATGCGGATACCAAGCAACTTGCACTACTAGCGGCGGCTGTATTTTTAAAGTACCCAGCAGTTAAAACTATTAAAGGAATGCTGTTATTTGTAGTGTCCCAAGAAGTAGTGAAAGCTGAGTACACGTATGACAGGCGCTTTGAGATATTTGATAACCTGAAAGAAGTTTTAATGCAACGTGAAGTAGCATACGAAACAGGTATCTTCAATACTAAACCTAATGGGCTTTGTCGGCAGTGGTGTCAAGCAGTTAGGTGTGTACATAATGGGAGGTATGATGGCGATAAGTAGAGCTGAGTTATTAAAAGAGCTATTACCCGGACTTAATGAGCTATTTGGGCTAGAGTATAAATCGCGGGAAGAGCAAAGAATTGCTCTAATAGTGGACCAGATAATGTTAGATGATTTAAAAAAAGCAGAGGAGTTAAAAGATGGCATACAAGAACAAAGCTGATAGAAACGTAGCACGTGAAGTAGAGCTGGAGAAGAAGCGTCCCGGAGCTCATGAGGCTAGGATGGAAAGGCAACGTGCAAGACGAGCGGCAGACAAAGCGGGTATAGACAGAACGGGTAAGGACATAGACCACATACACGGTACAAAGGCAGGTAATGGGAAAGCTAACTTGAGACTTAGAACACCATCACAGAACCGATCTTTTACCCGCAACTCTGACCACACTGTAAAGATCAATGAGCCTAAAAAGAAAAAATGAAAATATCTGTAAAATCTGTGCGGGTAATGGCGGCAGATGCTGGTTTACCCGATACTTTAATTGATAGGCATTTAGACGCGTTATGTGGAATGGCATTACGCCTTAGAGCAGCAGAACGAAAACTATGCCAGAATAAAATACGTGGGTGGTATAGTGATCGAAACTTGAACAAGGCGCAGTTATTTGATATACTAGACGACTAAATAGAAGAAACGAGTCGCTCCCTTAAGGAGCTGAATGAGGTATGCAATGCAAATAGATGTAATAAACGACAAGATACTGTCGATAAAAACGGACGACCCCGACAGTATTCTGTCGGTAATAGAAAGAAGTAAGCAGGTAGCTGAGGATGAAGTCTGGGTGAATTTTGGTTTGGGTGAAACATATATCCTAAACAACCTGAAGATACCAAACGTGCCATCACCTATCCGAACTCAATATAAATGGACAGGCATGTACAAACCGTTTGAGCATCAACGGGTAACGGCAGAGTTCTTAACTCTGAACAAAAAGGCTTTCTGTTTATCTGAGATGGGCACAGGTAAAACTAACTCTGTAATATGGGCGGCAGACTATCTAATGAATCTAGGCGTGGTAAGACGTATGCTAGTAATCTGCCCACTATCTATTATGGACGCCGCATGGCGTAGGGATTTATTTAGGACAACTATGCACAGGTCTGTAGAGATAGCACATGGGAGTCGTGAGAAGCGAGCCGCGATTATAAGCGGCAGTGCTGAGATAGTCATCATTAACTACGATGGTGTAGAGATAGTAGAGAAAGAGATAGATGCAGGGGGTTTTGATTTAATTGTAGTAGATGAGGCAACTCATCTTAAGAACGTAGCTACTAAGAGATGGAAGACACTGAATAAATTAATTAAGGATGATACATGGTTGTGGTTGCTGACAGGTACACCTGCGGCACAGTCTCCAGTAGATGCGTATGGGTTGGCTAAGATAATGAACCCTAAAAGTGTACCTAGAGCGTTTAATGCTTTTAGAGACTTAGTACAGATACGCCAGTCTATGTTTGTATTTAAGAACCGACCTGAAGCTGAAGAGATAGTACATAGCATCCTACAACCTGCTATACGTTACACAAAGGAAGAGTGCTTAGACTTACCAGAGTTAGTTTATCAGACTAGAGATGTACCGTTATCTGCACAACAGGAGAAGTATTATAAGTTGCTCAAGAAAGAGATGCTTATGATGGCAGGGGGTGAGGAAATATCAGCGGCGAACGCAGCGGTGGCTTTGAATAAGTTACTGCAGTTATCAGCAGGGGCGGTGTATTCGGATACAGGGGAGATAATAGAGTTTGATGTTAAGCACCGATCCAATGAGCTATTAAGTATTATAGACGAGACACCGCATAAGGTAATCGTGTTCGTTATGTTTAGACATACTATCGAGTTAGTTCAGAAAGTATTACAGGGTGAGGGGCACACTGTAGATATAGTACATGGTGGCATAAGTGTGGGTAAGAGGGCGGAATTATTCAATCAGTTTCAAACTAGCAAAGACCCCCGCATACTGGTCATCCAGCCGCAAGCGGCAGCGCATGGTGTTACTTTACATGCGGCTAATACAATTATCTGGTGGGGTATGACCCTATCATTAGAAACATATATGCAAGCCAACGCTCGCATACATAGAGCAGGGCAGATTAATAGGTGTACGGTTGTGCATTTAATAGGAAGTCCAGTAGAGAAAAGGGTACTTAATGTACTTGAGAGTAAAGGGGCTTCGCAAACGAAGTTATTAGATTTATTTAAAGAGGCAATACAATGATTAGAGAAGATATTATAACTAGAGAAGATGATGATGAAACAATGAGAGAAGAATTTGAGGAAGTGTTTGGAGAAGACCCTGAAGGCGTATTCGTAAGGGTAGAACTATTTGTCTCAGAGGGAGGGGTAGGGTTTAGTGTACCCAATGGAGAACCTTACGCAGAGGTTTATATGAAAGCCCTAGAAAATATGCATAGGACAATAGCTATAAACACAATTCAAAATTTAATTATGAGTTGTGAACAACATGAACGGGGGGTATTAGCTAAAGAGATACGTGCTTTTTTAGAGACCCCTAAATCTCTACACTAGGAGAAAGCTATGAAAAGTATTATGTTTTTAATGTTGTTAGCACCAACAGTATCTATAGCGGCGGCTCTTATACTAACTCCGGGGCAAGCTATGAAAGCGGTTATACCTACAGCTAATGGGTATGCTATAGCTGACATGGGCGGTGAAGGGGTTACACAAGTTATGGATGTAGGTGGCATGACAGCTATCGTAGGACCAAACGCACCAACAACATTCATAATTCCAGATGCTGGTGTTGCAACACCTGAGATGCTTATACCCCTTCCGGGGACTGATATAGGCTTACCTGTAGAATAGGAGACAGAAATGAACGCAGAACAACTAGTAACAATATACATAAAAATGCGCGATGCACGAGTAAAGCTCCAAAGAGAGTTTGATGAAGCAGATGGAAAAATAAAAGAACAGCAAGAGCAAGTTACACAAGCCTTATTAGAAATGTGTAAAGAGACTGGAGCTGAAGGATTACGAACACCTGCAGGTAGTGTGTTTAAAACCATTAAAACTAGGTATTGGACATCGGATTGGGGGAGCATGAAGCAATTCATTAAAGACCACGACGCATTAGATTTAATGGAGCAACGAGTACACCAAACCAATATGAAAAACTTTTTAGAAGAAAACCCTACTCTCATGCCTCCCGGTATGAACGTAGATAGTCGTTATAGCATTACAGTTAGGAGAAAATAATATGATTGATGAAGAAACCGATCAAGTTTACTTGACGGGAAAAGAAGTTAGTAAGATACTAGGCCTCTCTCGCAGTTCCCTACACCGATTAAGACAGTCAGGTGCCCTTGAAACATACTTCATGGGAGGAAAGAGTGTCCTCTTCAGAGAAGACAATGTCAGAGACCTATTAACCAAAAGAACTACAATAACCAAACAACCAACCGAGGAAATTTAAATGAGCAACGAATTAAGTATTTTTAAAAACGGCGGTGCAGTTCCAGCACATTTCAGAAACACAGAGTTAAGTGCAACTACTAAAGCTCTTATGGGGGGCACTAGCTCTAGACGTATTTCTATCAAGGGTAATATCTTCCGTATGGTAGTGGGTGGGCAAGAGATTGCTAAGAATGAAGATCGCGCAATGAACATCATCATTGCGGCGGCGGCTCCTAAAACATCAAGACAGTATTACTCGGCAACGTATCAAGAGGGTGTAGTTACTGCACCTGTATGCTGGAGCAATGATGGGGAACGTCCTGATAAAAGCAGTGAAGCACCACAGTCTGTGAACTGTGCAACATGCCCACAGAACATTCAAGGTTCAGCAAAACAAGGTAATGGTAGAGCTTGCCGATATACGCATAGACTAGCAGTTTTGTTAGAGAATGATGCAGTTAGTGGTGAGTTGTATGAACTGTCTTTAGCGGCTACTTCTCTGTTCGGTAAAGGTGAGAACAACAAAATGCCTTTATTCCAGTATGCTAAATTGCTAGGAGCAAATGGGCTTAACATCACAGACGTAGTTACTGAGATGCGCTTTGATACTGACTCTGCTACACCTAAGATGGTATTTAGAGCGGTACGTGCTTTAGATATCCCAGAGCTAGAAGCTATTAAGAAACATGGGGAATCCCCAGAAGCTAAACTTGCAGTTACTATGTCTTTCCAACCACCTGCGGCGAGGTCTTCAGAGCCTGAAGAACTTACATTTGTACAGAAACCCGCACCTGCTCCTACACCTGAAGCGACAGTAGAACCTACTGTTAGGGAAAAGAAACCAGCGGCGGCACCAGCCTCTATGGAATCGGTATTAGCTGAATGGGCTGATTAACCTACTCTCCTGTGCTTACGGGGCGGATAATACCGCCCCTTTTTTTCCCGTAAATTCAGGTATGTGCCATGAATAGGCTAGATTTTTTAAACACTGTTTTACCGTCTCAGGGGGTGTACTGTGTAGCTGCTATGCAAAAAGGTAAAGCGTGGCAGGTATTTTTTGACTCCATAGAGGCTATAGATAAGTGGGCTGAAGAGCAACCACCGCAAGGGAGAGATGCGTATTTTTCTCCTTCAACATATAACAACAACAAAAGTAGAAACACAAAGAACGCTAAAGAATTTAAAAACTTATTTATTGATTTAGATATAGGTAAGAATACAGATTACCCTACTCAACATGATGGGTTAGTTGCTTTAAAGAATTTTGCAGCGGCGTTAAAGCTCCCTGCTCCTACTATCGTATCGTCTGGCTATGGGTTGCACATCTACTGGACTTTTACTGAGGCTGTAGGTTATGACATTTGGAAGCCTCTAGCTAACTCCCTTAAAGAACGTATTATGTCCTCGGAGTTTAGTGTAAAGGATTTAGGGATAACGACAGATGCAGTTAGAATTTTAAGACTCCCCAGCACTATTAATTTCAAAGGTGGTCTGGAAGCTGATGTAACACTCTTAAAGCTGAGCCCGCCAAACCCAGTAGAGATGTTTAAGCAGATACTAAGTACAGGTGA